AAACTTAAAAAATGATGATCACAAAAAAAAATCAGTATCAAAAGAAACAATAAAAAATATTGATCAATCGGTTTCTTCTACATTGTTTAATTGGTCTTTACACGAAGAAATATATGGGAAAAATATGCCCTATTATTCCCCTTTGGCAACTAAATTAAACAAAACTTATAAAACTAAGAATACTTTTCAATTGCAGCATCTAGTTTTCAAACAAAATACTAAAATTACAAGCTCTTATTATCCTCTTTTTTTAAAACTGTTTCAAGAAATAACTAATAATTTTATAAAAAGAGATGTCGAACTTTTAAGAATAAAAGTTAATTTATTATTTCAAACCGAAAAAAAATCGAGGAATGTGTTTCATGTTGATGATTCTTTTATGAAAGATAATTTCTTTTCGATGATTTATTATATTAATGATTCTGATGGGGATACTGTTGTATATAAGGATAAAAAATTAATTGGGGTGAAACCCGAAGCTGGAAAAGTTCTTATGTTTGATGGTAAGTTACATCATGCATCAAGTAGTCCAGTTAAGAATAAACTCAGAAAGGTAGTAAATATAAATTTTAGATATGCTTAAATTAGATTCAGGATTTTCAGATTTAGAAATTAATTCGTGGTTTCCCACATTAATAGGGGTAAGTTTTTATAAGAATCATATAAAAGAAGCTCCTGGAATTATAAAACATTTAAAAAAACAAAAACCTAAATGTGAAAAATCAATAGGTCAATCGAGTTTTTATTTACATAGTTGTCATAAAGATAAAAAATTAAATAATTTAAATAAATGGATACAAGAGAGAGTTAATGACTATACAAAATTTTATGGCTTTCCAAAAAAATGTATACCTGTAGAATCCTGGGTTAACTGGTATAAAGAAAACAATTTAGTTGATGCACATGTTCATTTAGGTAGAACTATATCTACTATATATTATTTGCAAAGTGATCCAGATGATTCAAGAGTAATATTTCATTCACCTGTTCCAGTAGATATGGCTAACCCTTTTGATACTTCAGCTAATAATAGTAAAGAAAGATATAAAAACGACCACACTCATACGGAGTGTTTTTATAAACCTATTGAAGGAATGTTATTAATATTTAGGTCTTATATATGGCACAAAGTAGAATTAAAAGATAACAAATTAAAAGACAGAATTATAATTAGTTGGGACTTAAAATAATGTATCATAAAGCTAGATATTGGTATTTTAAAAATGCAGTAGATGATCTTTTTATTAAGTCTTTACATAAATTAATTAAAGGTCAAAAAAGTCATAAAGGAACGATTTCTGGTATATCAAACCCTAGAGGAAAAAATAAAAAACTTGTGAAAGAAAAACGTGAATCTGATGTTAAATTTATATCAGTACCTTGGTTATATGACGCTATTGGTCCCTATGTAAAAAGAGCTAATACTTCCGCCAATTGGAACTATGACTTTAATTGGTGTGAAACACCTCAATATACAATTTATAAAAAAGGCCAATATTACGGCTGGCATATTGATATGGCAGATGAGCCTTATAAATTAAAGGACCCAAACTTTAAAGGAAAAGTTAGAAAATTAAGTTGTACTTTACTCTTAAATGACTCTAGCGAATATAAAGGAGGGGGTTTTGAATTTGATTTTAGAAATGCAAAAAATAATAAAAATATTGTCAAAGTAAAAGAGCTTAAAAATAAAGGGGATTTAATAGTGTTTCCATCCCATGCTTGGCATAGAGTAAAACAGGTAACTGAAGGCAAACGATTAAGTTTAGTGTTGTGGTTTATAGGGCCTCCTTTCAAATGAAACTTGTTATGCAGGATAAATTTTTGAATAAAAGTGAATGTAAACGCTTAATGAATTTTTATAACTTGCAACCAAAACCTGCTCAGTTTGACACAACTTTTCCACTAACTATTACAGAGATAGGACCTCAATTTTTAAAAGATAAAATCAATAAATTAGGAATGTCTATAAACAATTCTGTAATTGATTGGCTTGAAATAGTTAAATGGCCAAGTCCGAATCCAGGAAAAAATTTACATTTGGATAACGCCTCATCTTCAACAACTCTAAGTAGTATTATTTATTTAAATGATGACTATGAAGGAGGCCATACTTATTTTGAAGATGGCACTACTTTTGCACCAGTAACTGGGAGGGCTATTTTTTTTGATGGACAATATTACAAGCATGGAGTGTCTCCTATTTCAAAAAGTCCAAGATATACAGTAGCAACTTGGTTAACACATCCTAAAATTAGGAAGGATAATTAAATATGAGCTTTAAAAAAAATAAATATTTAGTTATTAAAAAGGCAGTTCCTATAATAATTACAGAATTTTGTTATCATTATTTATTACTTAAAAGAGAGGTTTTTTATAAAGATGATAAATTAAGACACTACGGTGCTTATGGTGATGAAATCTGTAAAAATACTTATTGTCATTATTCAGATGTATTAATGGAAACCTTATTAGTAGAGTTACTTCCTTTAATGAAAAAGAAAACTAAACTTGACCTTGTGCCAACTTACACATATTGTAGGGTGTATAAAAAAGGAGATGAATTAAAAAGACATAAAGATAGAATGAGTTGTGCCGTATCAACAACTTTAAATTTAGGGGGAGATATTTGGCCTATTTATTTAGAGCCTTCAGGTAAAGAAGGAATGAAAGGTATTAAAATTAATTTAAAACCAGGAGATATGTTAATTTACGATGGTTGTTTATCAGAGCATTGGAGAAAACCATTTAAAGGCAAAATTTGTGCACAAGTTTTTCTACATTATAATACATCAGAAAATAAAAATAATATATTCGATAAAAGACCTATGCTAGGTCTACCTGTAACTTTTAAAAATGTTTGATAATAAAGTTTGGATATTCAATAATATTGTTAATCAAACTTATCAAAAAAAAATTAAAGATGAATTGTTAGGAAATAAAAGACTTTTCCCTTGGTATTTTATACCAGATATAACACACATCGATGGACCTCAATCACGACCTGGTTTTCAGCATGTATTAGTCGATAAAGAAAAAATTAATAGTAATTTTTATGATTTAATAGTACCTATTATAAATAATAGCTTGAAAAAAATTAAATATAACTTAAAAGTAATAAAACAAGGTAGAGCATTTGTTCAATTACCTTTAAATATGAAAACAAAGAAAGTAGATATTCCTCATATTGATTTGAATGAAAGACATTTAGTAGTTTTATATTATGTTTCTAATTCAGATGGAGATACTATTATCTATAAAGATAAAAAATTTAAAAAGAAATTACATAAGATTACTCCTAAGCAAGGACGAGTTGTAGTATTTGATGGTAGTCTTTGGCATACTGCTGAACAACCAAAAAAGAATGTAAGATGTGTAATTAACTGTAACGTAATATAATGAAAAAATTAAAAAATATAAAACATAATCAACCTATACATAAGCACGATGCTTATTTTCCACATATAGGTCCTCATTTTCTAATAGGGACATATCAAGGAAGTTATCCTGGAGTGTCGGATGAATTAGATATTAGAAATACAAAATATTATAAACCTAAAGGAGGACAAACAATCAATTTACAAAAAGACATTTATTTTAAAGATTTAATTAAAAAAATAAAAATATCAGTCCTAAGAGTTGCGGAACATTTCTATAAAGTTATACCTGGTTATAAAGTAGATGTTGTTTCATTATGGCTTAATTCAAATGAAAAAAACATGAATCATCCGCCGCATAATCATATGAATACATTTTTAAGTGGTACACTATGGTTAGATGGAAAAGCTAAGGATTACCCCTCTATAAAATTTTTGAGACCATACGCACAACCTAATTTACCTATAATAAAATTTTATAATGAAATAAATAGCAATGTCTGTATGTATGCATGTATTAAAGATAATTATATTATTTTCCCTTCATATCTCTACCATTATGTAGATAAAAATAATTATAAAAAACCACGGATATCTCTTTCTTTTGACACCATTTTAAGAGGTAGATATGGAGAAATAATAAATCAAGGTGAGACTGTAGGGCAATATAAAATCTAATGTGGGTTCACCCTTTTAAAAACCATAATAATATAAAACTCCCTCTATTAGATTTAATTTCTAAGATACCTAAAACAATTATAAAAGAGAAAGGGGACACTATTAGTCATTCCGATTTTTATTTGCCTAAAACTTTAGATAGAAAATATTTAGATTATTTTTATCAAAACATAAATGACCACATGAGTATGTTATGTGAGGTATTTAATTCTAGAGAATGGAGTATTAAATCAGGGTGGTTTCAACAATATACTCAAGGGAACTCCCACAACTATCATAATCATGGGGAGTCACAATTTGCAGGAGTTTATTATCTAGAGTTACCCAACAAGTCTATGACAACTGAATTTTTAGATGGCTCTAAAGTAGAGGCTAAAGAAGGGGACATTATCATATTTCCCTCTTATAAATACCACAGATCAAAAAAAAACACTTCTCAAAAACGTAAAACTGTGATAGCTTTTAATTGTTCTTTTAATATTTGTAATTTTATCAAGTGAAAATTACCATGTAGCTGGACATTGTGGTTTTGATTAAAATAATGTATAAATTTGCATAAATTTGTATATAATAAAAATTATGCCTTTAACTCAATTAAACTTTCAACCTGGATTAGATACTGAAAATACAGAAACCGGCGCAGAAGGTAGATGGATTGACGGAGATAAGATCAGATTTCGAAAAGGACTTCCTCAAAAAATAGGAGGCTGGAATAAGTTTAGTACAGCTTATTATGTTGGAGTAGGAAGAGCTTTAGAACAGTGGTTTTCTTTAAATGGAGCTAGATATGAAGCTTTAGGAACTGATAGAAAAGTTTATGCTTATGCTTCTGGTGATAGTCAAGATATTACTCCTATAAGAGAAACAGCTAATTTAGTAAATGCTTTTACCACTACTAATACAAGTGCTAATATAACAATTTCATCTTCTTCACATGGAGCAGGTGTAGGAGATTTTGTAACTCTTTCAAGTTCTAGTGGAACAGTGGGAGGAATTCCTGCTACAACTTTAGATGCTGAATATGAAATCTTATCTATTACTAATACTGATGCTTATATAATTTCAAGTAATGCTACAGCTACTTCAACAATTGGTCCTACTGGTAATTGTACAGCTACTTATCAATTAAATATAGGTCCAGGTCTTCAAACTTTTGGATATGGCTATGGATCAGGAGCATGGAGTGCTAGTACATGGGGAACTCCTCGAAGTACCTCTAATGTAACTTTAGATATGAGAATGTGGTCTATAAATAATTGGGGAGAAGATTTAATTATAACTCAAAAAGATGGCGGAACTTATGAGTGGGATACTTCTGGTGGAATGACAGGTAATAGAGCTACAGTAATTGCTAATGCTCCTACTACTTCTACTTTATCAATGATATCCACAGAAACTAGACATGTCATATGTTTAGGAACAGAAACTTCTATTGCAAATACTTCAAGTCAAGATAAAATGTTTATTCGTTGGTCTGATCAAGAAGAATATAATTATTGGACTCCTAATGTAACTAACTCAGCTGGTTCTCAAAGAATAGCAGGCGGAAGTGAAATTAGATGTGCTCGTCCAGCTAAAGGAACTATTTTAGTATGGACTGATACTACAATGCAATCAATGTCTTTTATTGGTCCACCTTTTATATTTGGTTTTAGACAATTAGGTAATGATTGTGGAGCTGTAGGTCTTAACTCTGCAATAGTAATAGATGATATAGCTTACTG